ATAGATTTTTTTGTCATGTCAGCTGCTGACCCTTGTATTAATTTATTTAATGCTTTGTATGTGTAAGCACGTTTAATCCCTGGTCCATGTTCCCTGAGTGCATCTTCGTGAGTCATAGCTTTATGCATACCAAAACTATTTGGTTCCCATAAATGAAACCTACATAGTCTGCCAAGTAAAGTTCTTATCTGTCCTCGATCTTGTGCTCTGTTAGATGCTTTCTCCATAAGTTGTTTTACAAATGGTACACGTGAGTGGTAGGTGTTAAATAATTCTGCAGCTTTTTCTTTTGTTACACCAAGTTCTGCTTGTAATTTTGCTTTACCCATACCATAAAATAAACCAAGATTAATTGTCTTGGCTTGTGACCTAGGTATCTTTGCCATGTCTGCAACAGTCTGGTGAAAGTCTGCGCTAGAGTCATTGTTGTAAGACTCTATAACATCGTATACTGACGGTAATTTATATAAAGATGCATAGTGTACAACAAGCCTTGGCTCCTGTTGTGAATAGTCAAAACAGCCCCATTTACAGCCCTTTTCTGGTATAAATAAACTTCGGATAGCTGGTCCAAGTTCTTTATTTCGTGCTGGTATCTGTTGTAGATTAGGGTTCTGGTAGGAGAACCTACCAGTAACCGTGCCCCCGGTTTGTGATCTCAGCTGATTTATTTCAGCATGTATTCTACCTTTGTGTTCGTAACGTAGAATAGAGTCTATAAAAGTTGTGTGTGCTTTATTTATTTCTCTTGCTTGCGCAATCATCCTAACGACAGGATGTTTGTGTTCTTGTAAAAAATTTTTTGTAAAAGATGGAGCCTGTGTTTTATCTGTACGTGGGTATTCTAATCTTAACATATCAAATACATTTGCAATTGATCTTGCTGCCCATATCTGTGTGTCAATATTTGTTTCACCTTTTATCTTTGTAAGTAAATCTTGTTCTGCAGTCTTAAATCTTTTTTTCATTGCGTGTGCACGTTCTATATCTACACGTACACCTTTGAACCTCATGTCTACAAGACATGGAAACAATTCTGTTTCAAGATCAAATATATCTTCTAAGTCTTGACTAATTATTTCTTTTTTCATTTCTTGCCACAGACCAAACGTTGCCTCTGCATCTCGTTCTGCATATGCACCAACATGCATTGATGGTAATTTATACATTTCTGATTTTGGATCTATGCCCCACTCGGATGCAGCCTCTGCAAGAGCGGCTTCGTTCTTACCATAACCCAGGTAATGCCACGATAAACTATTGAGATCATAACGAAATCTGTTCTCATCAGTTACAGCTGCAGCTATCATTGTACAGACAATGTCACCATTAATTTTAAATCCCATGGCCCTGATCCAACACACGTCGTACATTGCATTGTGAAATATTTTTGTTGATGGTGCTTCAAGAACATCTTTAAACCAAGACAAGACTCTTTGTTTGTCCATGTTACCACCACCTTCATGAGCTATTGGAAAATATCCTTTGAAATATTTTGTTGCAACGGCAATACCTATAACTTCTCCATTGCCTATCACAGCACCTGATCCTTTTTTAATTAGATCAGGGTCTTTTGTTTCCAAGTCAATTGCAATTTCATCAACCTGACGTAAGTCTGGAAACTCTGTGGGTTTTACCCACTCTGTTTGTGCTTCAAATTTAGGTATCTTCACGCTACTAAATAACAAAGAATACACAAACAGGTAAACAGACCCATGTAGTCTGGTACGTGATTATTTGGTTCCATAGTCCCTTTCAATTATCATTTCTAAAAAATGCATTGCTTTTAATATATCCTGCTTTTTTCCTTTCAACCTGTGGCGAATTATATATTTTATAGCACAACCTTCTGGGTATAGCAATTCATTCTCCACCACAAACTTACTTGGCTGAATTTTAAAATTTTTATAATGACTCCCGCCGTGTTGTTTATCCCAAACTTTCGATGTCATAACTTTTGTCCTCCTGTTTTGCACCCATGATGTATAGGTTTCGTTTTGTTCTTGTTACACCAACGTACCACACGCGATGTTCTTCATCCGCTTTGTCTTGACTTTTATCTACTGCTTCTCTTATTTTTTTTGTGTTATCTAAAATCAATAAAACATTTTCTGCTTCACCGCCTTTTGCTGCATGTATTGTAGATAGTTTTACTCTCGGTGGGCTGTTTAATTTTTCTTCACTACGTAACATTTCTCTTATGTACAGACATTCTTCTGGATCAGCTTTAAATACTTCGTACCAATTTTGGTCTAATGTAAAACCAAACTCTGCTAAATCATACATTCTCTCTTCTTTCATGACCCACTCTAATTCTAAAAATTCAAACAAGTCCTTACATTCAGACAAAGATAATTTGTCTCCGTGAGTCCACCTGGTATAATTTTTTATTGCTGTATACAATCTAATCTTATAGCTCTTTTTACCTTTTATTTCAAAATAAATAGCCATATCTTTTAATATTGGTTTTAATTTTAAAAGTTTGTCGTTAGTTCTTGCAAGAATTAACCACTCACCGTACCATAGCCCTGCGTCCTCTATTGATGTAATATACTCAACACTTTCTCCCATCCATCTCTCTCTTGGCAACCAGTTTTTTTTAATACGTCTATCGTCCGGTATTCTGTCTAATATTTTATTTGCAACATCTTGCACGCATCGTGGCACTCTGTATGATAATGGTAGCACTATACTTTTTGCTGGTTCGTCTTGAAAACGTTTTACATCTGCACCCGCCCAACCATAAATAGCTTGATCATCATCACCAGCTAATATAACATGTTTAGAATTTTTCTTTAATATGTCATACATCTTCCATTGTATTGGTGATAAGTCTTGTGCTTCATCAATAAATACTACGTCATACTTTGGACACAATTCTGACACATTAAATTTTTCAATCATGTCATTGAAATCAACAAGTTTAAAAGCATCCTTATAATTATCTACTTCGTCTTTTAATATCTGCAGCATGTGTTTATCTATGTCTTCAGAGTACATATCTGTATTGTATTCTTCTTCTGGCTCTATGTTTTTAATTCTTGCAGCATTTATTATGTTAAAATACTCACTGTCTGAGTCTATAAAACCTGTCTTCTCTTCTCCATTTGAATAAACTGTAACCTCAATACCCAACTTTCTACCTATATCTTCGTAATGCTCGTCCTGCATAACCTGAGATTTTTTTAAACCTAGTCTATCAAATGCAAGTGAATGCAGTGTTCTAAAATGTTTTAAATTTTTTTTCTGTAGCTGTGGGAATGCGTCCAACATTCTGTCTATTGCTTCTTCTGCAGCCTTCTTTGTAAAAGCAAAGTACCCTATTCTGTCTATTGGAGTTCCTAATTTCTTAAAAGTTTTTACATACTTTATCAAAGTTGTAGTTTTACCTGTACCTGGAGGACCCAATATTTTCCTAATCACATTATCTCCGTCTTATGTTTTATTTTTGTGTGGTTTATCTTTATATCTTCAAAATCTTCTATACTTATCATCACGATATTTTTTGTAGGTGTATTGTATTTGCCTTTTTCTTTTGATGGGAATCTTTTTTGTTCTAGAAATTGTATGTCACACTTCATGTAGTTTGTTTTCATCATGACACCTGTCTTGTCCTCTCCGTACTTCCAATTCTTTGATTTAAGTTTGTCATAAAATTTATCAAATTTAAAATATGCATATCCTTCTTCAACCAGCACGGTGCCAGATTTAAAACTTGCATCGTTTGTTGCCTTAGGCCCGTTTATCTTTGCATGCAGTACATCATGTAATTTTTCTTTTGGTGATGTACCTATCGGTGGATGTACAATCTTCTGTGTTTGGTACAAAGCTTCTAGAACCATCTGATCTTCATCACCTTTTATTATTGGTGGTGGAAACCCTGCAGCTCTAGCTATTGCATTTCTACGTTTACGTTGATCGTTGACATGTTCAATTGTTTTACAATGCACTGTAGCTGTACCGATACCATCTGGTTTGGTGACATCAAATTCATACTCTGGTTCTGGGTCTAGATCTATTTTCTTAAGATTTGTCAGCACAGGATAAGAACCTTTTGATCCTGCAAGTATACCAAATTTCTTTTTAACACAGATACCTTTCTTACAATGCTCGCTGATAGGACTCTGTGTGCAAGTC